CTTCAATTAAACGAACGTCACGATGAAGCAAAAAAGCAATTGCTTGACCTCACCAACCGTGAAAACGCATTCAACGAGTTAGTATCCCAAAAATACGGCGACATTGACCTTGATCCATCAACTGGTGAATTTACCACATCCAACTAATGGTTTGTGATTTACGCATATTTATAATTAAATAAAACCATACATTAAACCATGTCTGAAACTTTAATATCCCCGGGTATAAAAATAAACGAAAATGACCAATCATTCATCACCCCACAAGTACTACAAGCGGGTGCAGCAATAATTGGCCCTGCCGTTAAGGGTCCTGTAAATATTCCCACTGTAGTTACATCATATAATCAATATACAGAAATATTTGGTGAATCATTCACTAGTGGTTCCAACACATACGAATATTTTACATCCATATCAGCGCGAAACTATTTTAATGCCAGGAATGGTGGTTCATTGATTGTTTCTCGCGTTGTAAGCGGCTCATTCACACCCGCTACCGCATCTATAAACATGTCTGGTTCATTAACATCCTCATTCATCATTGAAACCATATCTGAGGGTGAAATCATGAACAATGATGACCCACAAAATTCAGATGGTACATTACCTAATGGATCACCAGACAATATTCGATGGGAAATTAACTCAGTAAATACAGAATCTGGTGAATTTTCATTACTAATTAGAAAAGGAAACGACACTACCAATGACAAATCTGTACTTGAGACATTCAACAATTTATCACTCGATCCATATTCCCGTAACTATATTGAAAAACGCATTGGTAATACAACCCAAAACATTTCCAGCGATAGTGGAGAATATTATTTAAGTGAAACTGGTAGTTTTCCCAACACAAATACACACATTCGAGTTAAATCAGTACTTAAACCTACACCACATTATTTAGACAATTCAAATAAACCCAAAGCAGAATACACTGGAAGTTTACCATTCCCATCCAGTGGTTCATTTGGTGGTGCTCATGGGAGTAATATTCCATCAACACCAGGTGAATACTATGAGAATATAGCTGGTAATTTACCACAAGGTATACCTACATCATCATACAATGATGTAATACAATTGTTAGCAAATAAAGAGGCATACCAATACAAATTCATTACCGCACCTGGATTGATATATGCTAATCATTTCCAAACCGTTACCTCATTGATTAACATGGTACAAGAGCGAAACGATACCATGGTTATAATTGACTCATCACCATATGGTTCAAACGTGGGGGAGGTTACCACAAATATTCAATCACTCGATACATCATTTGCAGCTACATATTGGCCATGGGTTAAACTAAATACCATAATCAACAATGCACTAGACCCAGGAGCATGGACACCTGCATCCACTATCATTCCATATGTGTATGCCATCAACGATAGCGCTGCAAGTAAACCATGGTTTGCACCAGCTGGTGTAAATCGTGGAACAATACAAGCTGTAACCAAGTTGGAGAGAGTCGTTACTCAAACAACTCGCGATAACTTATACAAAGCAAATGTTAATCCAATTACTTCATTCCCTGGATACAACACAGTTGTTTACGGTCAGAAAACGTTATCGAAAAAACCGAGCGCATTAGATAGAGTAAACGTGAGACGTTTGCTAATTGAATTAAAAGCCAATATCGGCCAATTTGCAAACACATTAGTGTTCGAGCAAAACAACCAAATCACTCGTGACCGATTCTTAACCCAAGTTAACTCATACCTAAACCAGGTACAGTTGCAACAAGGTTTAGACGATTTTAGTGTGGTGATGGACGAAACAAACAACACACCTGATGTAATTGACAACAATCAATTAGTAGGTCAAGTGTATATAAAACCAACACGCTCTGCAGAGTTCATTTTACTTGAATTCAATATCCTACCAAGTAGCGCTACACTAGGTGGGTAGTAATTTGACTTTACATAAGCATATTAATATCCTACAGTTAAGGGTCCCGTAGAAATTCCAACTGTGGTTACATCATATTCAGAATATAAAAATATATTTGGTGATGTTTTGACAAGTGGAAGTGACGTATATTCATACCTTACATCAATAACTGCATACAACTATTTTAATTATGGTGGTAAATCATTAATTGTAGCTAGAGTAGCAAGTGGTTCATTTACATCAGCAACTTCATCATTCGTTGGCGATAATGCATTATTCGTAACAGATGGATACGTACAACCAGGATACGTTGCTGCAAGCAGCAGCCGTAACTTATTTCAGCTTGAAACAATATCTGAGGGTGTAATCATGAACAATGATGTAAGAAACGAAGACGACTTATTAGTTAACGGAACCGCAGACAACATCCACTTTCAAATCACTTCACCAAACACTGCATCTGGTACATTTAACGTACTTGTACGTCAAGGTAATGATTTAGACAACAAGAAAATAATCCTTGAGTCATTCAACGGTGTAAGCTTAGATCCGAAAGCACCAACATATATCGCTAGAGTAATTGGTGACCAAACATACAGCTACAATTCATCAACTAATCAATTGGAAATTGAAGGTTCATTCCCGAACCGTTCAAAATACATCAGAGTATCTCAAGTGAATGTAACTACACCAGACTATTTAGATGCAACTGGGCAACCGAAAGCAGCATATGTAGGCGATATACCAGCGGCACAATTAGGTACATTTGGTGGTGCAGTAGGTACATTTGCAGCGGGTGCTAATTTTTACCACAACATCAATGGTACAAATACACAAGGTTTAGTTGCAAACGACTACAACAACATGATCAACTTGTTGTCAAACAGAGACGAATTCCGTTTCAACTTACTTGTTGCCCCTGGATTAACTAGCAATTTACACACTAATAAAATCAACACAATCATCAGCAACACACAAGAGAGAGGCGACAGTTTATTCATCGCTGACTTGACTGACTACAATGGAACAGTAGGTGAAGCAATCGCTCAAGCACAAGCAATTGACAATTCATATGTTGCGGCATATTGGCCATGGTTAAACATTGTGGATCCAGCTACAGGAAAATATGTTTGGGTTCCAGCATCAACATTGATACCAGGTGTATACGCAAACAACGACAATATTTCAGCTCCTTGGTTCGCACCAGCAGGTATAAACAGAGGTGGTTTATCAACTGTACTACGCGCTCAATACAAATTGACACAAGGACAAAAAGACGATCTATACACAAACAATATCAACCCAATCAACACATTCCCAAAACAAGGTGTAGTTGTATTCGGTCAGAAAACATTGCAAAAAGGTAATTCTGCACTAGATAGAGTAAACGTAAGACGTTTATTAATCGAGTTGAAAGGATACATTGGTCAATTAGCAGACAACATTGTATTTGAACAAAACACATCACAAACACGTTTTTCATTTACAAACAAAGTAGATCCATATTTGAAAAGCATTCAGCAACGTCAAGGTTTGTATGCATATAAAATCGTAATGGACGAAAGCAACAACGGACCTGATGTAATAGACAGAAACCAATTAGTAGGTCAAATTTACATTCAACCAACTAGAACAGCAGAATTTATTTCATTGGATTTCGTTTTACTTCCAACTGGGGCAAATTTCCCGAGTTAAAAGTTAAATCCACACATATTTATAATTAAATAAAATTAGACAAAGATGCCTATAATTGAAGCAACACAAATACTTGGAACTCCATTCGAACCAGTACAATCCAATCGATTTGTATTATCAATGGATGGAATACCTGCATACCTAGTAAAAGGAGTATCCGCTATATCGCTTGAACAAACAGCTGTAGAATTAAACCACATTAACGTTCAACGTTTCGTTAAAGGTAAAACTAAGTGGAACACAGTTGACTTGACCCTATTCAGCGCTATCTCACCATCCGGAGCACAAGCGGTAATGGAATGGATCCGTTTAGGTCATGAATCAGTAACCGGTAGAAATGGTTACTCGGATTTCTACAAAAAGAAATTAACATTGCAAATACTTGGACCAGTGGGAGATGTAGCATCTGAGTGGATTATGTACGGGTGTTTTCCAACCAGCGTTAACTTTGGTGATTTCAGCTACGATGACGATGGTACTGCAATTAATATTAAAATGACAGTCAGACCAGATTATTGTGTATTAAATTACTAAGATATACTTATATATTTCCATTTTACCCCACACCTCAAATGTGGGGTTTTTTATTTTCCCTTGCCCACCCCATATCCCTTCAATATATTTATACACATATAATACATTATATGAAATCAGACATAAAACAACTTATACGCGAAGAAATCAAACGCATATTATCCGAGGAATACCAAGACAAATACAAAATGGTAGGTGGACTAGTTACCAACCTTGAGTCACGTCCACAAAAAGAAATATTGTCGGATATACGCGCAATCACTGGAGTTACCATAGTATCCGAAAAGGAGCTACTTCCATACAACGAACAAGACAAACGTAACTTCAAAGCGGTATTAACCGTAAAAGTAGACGGTTACCCATTCATCAAATCGGGTGGATTTGACCGTAAAAAAATGGAAGAAATAGCGGCACAAATCCGCAAAGTGGAAGGAGTTGTTGGATTTACCATGAATCCTGAGACTATCGAGACCATTTAATATATGTATATAAGAACACACAACAAGTTATAATTAAATTCAAATCTATGAGCGAATTCAAAGCACCAACCGAAACTATCGCGTTGCCATCCAAAGGTTTACTTTATTCACCAGATAGCCCATTATCAAAAGGCGAAGTGGAAATTAAGTACATGGGGACAAAAGAAGAAGATATTCTTACCAACCAAGCATTCATCAAAAACGGTACAGTTTTAGACAAACTATTGCAATCCGTAATTGTTACCCCAATCAATTATGATGATTTACTAATTGGAGACAAAAACGCAATCATGGTTGCGGCACGAGTATTGGGTTATGGAGGTGAATATTCATTTGAATACAATGGTGAAACACACAAAATCGATTTATCTCAAATAGACAGCAAACCATTGCACGCTGAAATTGAAAAAAACAAACAAAACAATTTCACCTTCACCCTACCCCATTCAAAAAACACAGTTACATTCAAACTATTAACCCACAAAGATGAGCAAAACATCCAGGGTGAATTGGATGGTTTGAAAAAAATCAACAAAGATGCAGCACCTGAATTGTCAACCAGATTGAAATACATGATCACTTCGGTGGAAGGTAAAACGGACACTGCATCAATCAGGGACTTCGTCGACAACTATTTGATCGCGCGAGATTCACGCGCGTTACGCGAATATATCAGGGAAGTACAACCAGATGTTGACTTAACTTTCTTCCCATCTAGCGGTAGTGACCGTATCAACATTCCGATCGGTATAAGTTTCTTTTGGCCAGACATTTAATATGAACTAAAACATGGCTTCCCAAACACAGGAAGCCATCGTTTTCTGCAACATTTATTCACATTGAATAATTGAACGCGATATACATTAAAAACAGTACATACCATGGATGTCAGTGACAAAGTTAGAAACCAATTAGCATTCTTCGGAATCACCCCCGAAAGCGCACCACAAATTAGAGAGGGCATATACACTCAAATACACGAGATTGTATTTCATGGCAATGGTGGATACGATTGGAATACAGTATACAACATGCCTATTTACCTTCGCCGCTTTACATTCAACAAAATACAGGAATACTTCAACAAACAGAACGAGCAAGCAAGCAAATCATCAAACGGTACATCTACCACATTGATGGATTCCAGCGGTAACATTAACAAATCAGAGGCCGCCAAACTTAAACAAACACAACCCACACCTAAAGTAAGCTACCAATAAAGTTATATTTACCCAATATTTATAACGAAAAATATCCCATAGATGGCCAACAATAATCAAAACCTAAGAGATACCAATGATTTATTGCGTGAACAACTTGAGCTACTTAGACAAGTAAACGAACTCCAGCAAAGTTCATTCGATGTATCTTCAGCAGCTGTTGATTCCATTAAAGAGGCACTGGGTATTAATTCACGTAGATCCACATTTGATGGTAATACATTAAAAGTCAACAAAGCCATTGCTCAAGCAATCCTAGACCAAAAAACAGGATTGCGTGATTTGGAATCCATCGGTAAACAAATAAGCAAAAACCAGGATTTAATTAACAAGGCGAAAATAATTGAGCAAGGTTTAAACACTAGATTAGCGGGGCAGGATTTAACCAAAGTAAAACAATTTACCGAGCTATATCAAGCACAGCAAGAATTAGTTGACTTACTTGAGTCATCCCATGATTTATCTGCGGATCAAATTCAATCACTCACAAGACAGATATCCTTAAACGATACTGTAATTGACCAATTAACCCAACAATTAAGCGCCCATCAACTCCAACTCGCATATACCCAAATCAACACAAAGGAGCTGGAAAAACAACAAGAACTCAGAGAAAACGAGGGAAATATCCAGGCACAGCTTGAAAAACAGTTAGGGTTAGTTGGTAAAATTGCAAAAACACTTGGACATTTTAGAGGCATAACCGATGATGTGCATAAAGCACTAGCGGACACTACCGCAGAAATGCAACGATTAGCTACTGAAGAAGGGAAAGTACTCAACAGGTGGCAATCATTTGGTATGTTAATTGGAAAATTGGGCAGTAATTTAGCATCTCATTTTAATGATCCATTAGTCGTTATCACCACTATGGTGAAAGTTATGAAAGACTTAGATTCAAGTGCCGGTAAGTATGCTAAATCCATGAATGTAACTTATGGAGAAGCCCTTAAGGTACGTGAAGAACTATCTCGAATGGCCTTATCATCCGGTGATACTTCATTAAATGCTACTAATTTACAGGAAACATTAATGGCTGTTGGTAGTGCAATGGGTTCCAACGCTAAACTAAACGAAGCAGATCTCAAAACATTCACCAAACTACGCGAACAAGCAGGATTCACCAACGATGAATTGATGGAAATCCAGAAATTGTCGTTGGTTAACAATAAAACACTCGAGGCAAATACTAAAGAAATACTTGGTGCTGCCAAAGCATATAACGGTAAAAATAAATTAGCGTTAAACGAAAAACAAATACTCAAAGACGTAAACGCTGCATCTGCATCACTTAAATTATCATTGGGTGGAAGTTCAACCCAATTAGCAGTGGCTGCTTCTAAAGCACGTGAACTTGGTTTAAACCTTCAACAAACAGAGAAAATAGCTGAATCGCTACTCAACTTTGAATCATCTATTGAATCTGAATTGTCAGCTGAACTATTAACTGGGCGCGATCTCAACTTAGAACAAGCGCGTTTACTTGCGTTAAATGGTAAAACCGCGGAAGCGGCTGCTGAAATAGCTAGACAAGTTGGTACGTCGGCTGATTTCACCAATATGAACGTAATTGCACAGGAATCTCTAGCGAAAGTAGCTGGGATGACTCGTGAAGAATTTGCCCAATCGTTAATTGACAAAGAATCGTTAGCTAAATTGGGTGTGAAAGAAGCCAAATCAGCTCAAGAAGCATACAACATACTCAAATCCAGAGGTATGTCTGAATCAGAGATTCATAAAAAGTTAGGTGATGAGCAATTAGAAATGCAATATAAGCAACAATCCGTACAAGAGCGTTTTGAACAAACCTTATTGCATATTAAAGAAATATTTATTTCCATAGCTGACGGTCCTTTAGGTAGTATGCTATCTATTATGGGAAAATTAATGGAAAATACAGCTGTATTATATACAACATTCGGACTCATTTCATCATTATGGGCTGGAAAAATGTTGATGAACTTAGGTAAATTAGTAATACAATTAGGGACGGCTGTTGGTTTATCATCTGCTAAAGCTATAGCTGAGGTAACTGCAGCAGAAGCACTAACAATGGGTGCAGCAACAATAGGAATAGTTGCAGGATTAGCAACAGTTGGTGGATTAATGTATTCAATGATGAAACCGAATAAAGTAGGTGACATGCGATACGATAACAAAACAGGAAAAACAACCATATCAACCAAAGAGGGTGGGCTATATTCAATATCAGACAACGATCAAATCAACGTTCACCCTGAACTTAAACCATCCAACAACCGCTTATCTCCACCACCATCTAATACATCAATGAAAAATGATGCATTTCTAATGAAACTAGAAAAATATTTATCTAAACTAGACAATCTAGACAAAATGCAAGATAGACCAGTTGTAGTACATAGTACAGTCCAGTTACCAAACGGTGAAGTACTCGCTAGAGCAACAAATTCAGAAAACCGTAAAATACATTACGGAGTTCAATAATTAAACATATTTATAATTAAAAATTAACATATCATGGGATTAAAAGACAAATTAAATAAATTAGCTGAGGATGAAAAATTCAAAACACTTAGCCCGAACGGTTCAATATATGCCCCAAACTATATTGTTAATGGTGCATATCCTACATCTTCATTAGCAGGTGAAGAATCTCCATTACATGCTAGCAAAGATGGAACAGCAGGATATTCATTAAATGGTGAAAAATCAGCTGAAGTTACCACATTATATAATGGATATGATGATGGAGTATCTAATACATTACCAACCCCAACGGTTCTTGAAAATTTCCCAGACCCTACAGGAAAATTCACACCTCAATACAGCTCCATCAAAGGTAACACATACGAAGACAAATACCCAGAATAACCAACAATAATTTCCACACCATAATTTAAACACTCCACACTACTAACAGTATATACACCATATGGGTTTATTCACTACATATAAGGGACTTGAAGCACAGGGTAGCGTTGCATTGAAATCATTAAAATTCAACAACGATGATTCATTCAATGCCCAACCATTCATCCAAACACCAATCCCTGGTGATGACGGGATAGTATCTATTGTTAATAATAAAAATACAGGGTTTGTTAATACAGTAAACGAATCTGCAGCCGGATTCCTTAACTTAAACGACAAACTAAAAATATCCCCAACAGTTTCAACCCTAGCCACGGGTATATACCGTTCAGCGGTGGATGTTGTTAGGTTGTCTAAATTTATGACCACACCAAGTGGTCTTGAATTTATAGCCAAACAAGAATTGTTATCTTTAATGGCACCACGACTGGAAACCAGTGGTATATTAAATGGTGGTATATATAATCCTATATCTACATTAGTTCAAGCTGGTGTCAACATTTCAGGGGTACATTTTCCAACATATCAAAATAGTGCCGCTAAAATTAAATTTGGGAAAAAAAGTGATACCAAAGAAAAAGGAAAAAGTGGTGAACTTAGTGCTGGAAAAACATATGGTAGATTAATTTATGAGCGTGGATTATCCAACCCCAACGAAAAACTAGACAATCGCCTCACCAGTCTATACTCTAAACATATAGGAAAACAATACGCATTAAATTCAGGAGTCCATACCTCACTTTACCGATATATTGGTGGGCCCGGTTCCATCATGGGAATAGGTTACACTAGTATTGACTTCCAAACTGACCCTGCAGGTAACCCTATACGCACTATGGGGCCAAATTTTATTTACCCCACAGGTGATTACAATACACCCAGAACATTTGAGGCTGTATATATTCACCCTGAAATAACACTCTATGAAAGTGTCACTGGTTATCAATCCCTTGAAACTAAATATGGACTAGGCGACCCAGGAAGAACAAAATTTACAGGGAGTGCAGTTGATGGGACTTGGGTACCGGATAGAGATATTAAATTACCATTAGATAAAGTAAATGGGCATTTAATATATTCATCAAAAGAAGATGAAAAAAAAATCAAAGATAAAACAAGTGCACTAAAAGATTTAGTGACATTTAGAATAGGTGTGATTAGCTTAGGTGGACTTACAGATTCTATAACCAACCCACCAATATATTACATGCACTTCCGCTCATTTATAGATTCATTCTCGGATTCATACAGCTCAGATTGGTCTTCACAAACATATATGGGGCGTGGCGAAAAACTATACAAATATAATTCATTTGATCGCAACATAAACATGTCATTTACTGTGGCTGCTCAATCCCAAGCAGAAATGATGGGAATGTATCAAAAATTAAACTACTTAGCTTCCACTACAGCCCCACAATATACCCCTTATGGATATATGACAGGTGTTATAACTAAAATGACTCTAGGAAAATATCTCAACAATGTACATTGCAAAATAGATAGTATTGATTTTGAAATCCCAGAAGATTCACCATGGGTGGTAGATAACCCAAATGATGGTGTTAGTAAAAATCCTTATAATCAATTACCATTCATTATTAAAGTTAGAATGAGATTCACTCCACTTCACAACTTTAGACCTGAATTAGTGAAAGGTTTAACTGATGAAAATGGTAACACTGGAATAGGACATGTATCATATATAGCATCCCCAGATGATTCAGAAACACGATCACAATTTACAGCAACTCAAACCTTAGAATTTGAACCGGCTAATGTAAATGCTAATAAACCAACAGGATTATCAACAGGGGAATATAAATCTAGAAAACTATTTACCGATCTAGCCTCAGCTAATCTACCATCTGCAAAAGAAGGATTTTATGAAAAAAGTGCTGAATACAACTGGGAAGATGTTGGAAAGGATATTAAAAAAGGTGCTCAAGCTGTTGAAAAAAGATTTAAACCAGTTCAAAGCGCTATTAGAAAAGGAAATATTGCTGTTAAAAATGGAATAGGAGAAGCATATAATTATATTAAAGATAAATTAACAGAAAATAAAACAGCAACACCCCTCTAATAATCCCACACACCCTACAAAAAAAGCTTGGCCTAGCCAGGCTTTCATTGTATATTAATATTTATAATTAAAATATACATATGTCCCGTTATACATCAACACCCATAATCACAACCCCGGATCAACCAAAACGTAGATATATCAACGTTAAATATCCTGAAATAACCCGTGATTTTGCAGACATATACGTGTATGCATCTTTAGGTGACCGTTATGATTTGATAGCCAATTCATACTACAATGACACTGAATTGTGGTGGATAATCCTTAGAGCCAACCCAAACCAACCAGCAGATTCACTTTACCCAAACCCAGGCGATCAAATACGCATCCCAGCACCATCACGCATACCTAACATATTAGCGCAATATGATAGTTTAAATCAAAATATATAGTTTTATGTCAAAAATAGTAGGAGAAGAAATTCCATCGTATGTAGCTAAACAAATCACTCAGCGTCAAGCAATTCATAATAACGTTAAGCGTACAAATGAGAATATGCTATATTTAAACTCACGAACATCTTGGGTTAAATTAGCGTCGGGTATTAATATAGATAAGGATCCATCATTCTCTAAGGACTGGGTGCTCTTCAATGGAGTATCTGGTCACGAATCTAGCAATACTCCATTAAAACAAGCATCCTCTTTCGGCTCAAAATATGAATATGGTGGGTCTGAACATGGATATCAACCAATGCCCGGCATCGTTAGCGCTGACATTAGGTGTATGAACCGTGGCTCAATTAAAAGAGCAACAGTTCAAATTAAAGCATTCACTCCCTCACAATTCCATATTCTTGATCAACTATATCTTCGTATAGGATATACCATGTTTTTAGAGTGGGGACATAGCATATATTTAGACAATAGTGGTACACTACAAAAAATGGAATATACTTTAATTGAAAAAGACAATGGTTTTTTCCAATCCACTGACTACTATGATATGTTAGAAAAAATTGAAGCTCAACGTAAAAAAACGTTTGGTAACTATGATGGTTTGATATGCAAAGTAGTAAATTTCAATTGGCATATAGCACAAGATGGCTCATACGATATCACACTAGAGTTAATTAGTGTTGGTGATGTAGTAGAGTCACTTAAAACAAATGTATTCCCAAACAAAGAATTAGCCGATGGTATTGATCAAATTATAGCTGCACCTACAGGAGAAGAACCTAATACTAACCGTAAAATCTCCCCTACCTCAAATATAATTTCAGCATACTTATACTTCCAGAAATTATTAAACGATAATCCGGTTAATTATTCATCAGATAAAATATTTGCATTTATACCAAATAAAAATTTGCAAGTACAATTAGGACATTTTATCAAAATGCACAAAAATGGACTCCCTTCAACATTTACTGGAACTAAAGAAGATGAACCAAATGAGGTTCACTCATCTCAAGCGTTTGCTGATAGAGAATCTGCTGAGGAATGGGTAAAAGAAACCCTCCCAGGATACACTGAAACAAATGATGTTCTACCAACATCACAAAAATATAAAATTCGCGATGTTACCACTATATATACAGCTGGAGTTACAAATGATAAACTCCAAAATAGTGGAATATATTATGTAATATATAATCCTGCACCTTTAACAACCAACCCAGAAAATATTCAATTCAAAAATATACGACAAGGTATACGCAATGTACTTTTTATAGATTATTTAAATCGTGCCAAAAACGATACCACAACAGGTTTTTACATGCGTTTTGGGCATTTACTTGAATTTATGGACAAATATGTTATCCCTAATAATTCAAATAAACACAAAATAGTAAAAATTAATTATGGAATATCAAAAATGTTCCGCCATCAATATCAATATTCAGCTGACCCTAGAGTATGCTTGGTTTCCATCCCAACAAATGACCCAGTTAATTCTAAAACATTTTTAGTTAGGAATACTAATACTGATTTCGAAAAGGAAAAAGTTCAATGGAAAATTGACAGTAAAGGATATACAGCTAACTCAATGAATATATTTATCCACCACTCTCAAATTTCCAAATCACTAGAATCCAATTTAGACGACAAGGGTAATTTATCTTTATTTAATTTCTTGAAAGATTTATGCAATGCACTCAATGTTGCTCTATGTGGTGTAAACAATCTGGAACCCATAATTGATGAACAAGACAACTCACTCCACATAGTGGATTCCAGTCTCAATTTAGACAAAGGAAAGGGAGGGTATGAACTTGAATTATATGGTTATCACCCATCTAAACTAACAAAAGATAAATCATCAGTTAATCCTGGACCATCCAATTTTGTTCGCAATTTTAACTTAAAAACCGAAATTACCCCTGAATTTGCAACTATGGCATCTATTGGTGCTACCGCAGCTGGATATGTTAAAGGAACAGAAAACACCATGTTCTCCAGATGGAACAAAGGCTTAACCGATAGGTTCCAGGAAGAGTGGTATGCACCAACATCCGAAACATCCAAAGAAGCAAAAGAAGATGTGCGTGATGTATATGTGGGTAGAATATGGGTGGGATTATGGGAATCATTTGGGTATATTATTAAAAATGATAAAATATCAATGGATGATGATTTAATTAACCGTAATATATCGGTGATGACTGAATTTTTCAGATATGTACAAACCCATTTGAAAGCAAAAACAGGCGACAAGTACGCATCTACACAAAATGGCTTTATCCCAATCAGCTTAGGCGTAACTATGGATGGAATATCGGGTATTAAAATATATAATTCATTAAAGGTCTCAACCAGATTTTTACCACCTAACTACCCAGAAAATTTATCGTTTATCATCAAAGGTGTTAACCATAAATTATCAAATAGTGACTGGGAAACCACCATTGAAACCGTAGTTATATCTAAAGTAAATAAATTTAAATAGTTATGGAAGACGAAGGAGAATACATTGAAGCCCGAAATGAAATATTCAAATTATTGCAAGGGTCAAACGCTAAACCAATAATTTCCGCTCCCACCATTGTAACCCCAGTGAGAGGTAGCTTAAGTGCTAATGCATTAGCTGAGGCACAAAATGACCCTAGTTTTATTAGTAAAGTTAAACAAGTTGCTAATAGGGTAAAATGTGATTTTACTGATTTATTGGGTTTAATGGAAATAGAATCAGCTGGTACATTCAGCCCATCAATTTTTAATGGAATTAACCACTATGGATTAATCCAGTTTGCCAATTCATATCAAAATACCATACTTTATCATAAAAAAGTTAATGATGCTACAAGGGGTTTAACCGCTAGAGATGGATTGACAAGATTAACTAGAGTTGAACAGATGGATTATGTTGAAGGTTTTCTCATGAAGTGGAAAACAACACATGGTGTTACTAACCAAACTTTATCTGCCTCTGATCTATACACACTAGTTTTCCTACCAGGATTATTAAAAAAACCAGACAGTTATGTGTTTGCTAGTAAAAATAATGATCCTAATGGTTATTGGAGTTCTAACCGTGCATTAAGAGATATCTCAAGACCTGATCAAGATATATGGAAAGGATATTTAGGAAAACTTGTAAAAGAAAAAGGTCAAAAATACTCTAATTTATAGTAATAATATTTAAAAATATAACCATGGACGACGAAGCTTTTTATACAATGTTGAGAGAACTTATATTCCTAGATATTGATTCATCCCCAGCCAAATTATCCAATGCCCCCCAAGCATATAATACTGTTCCAATAGTATATGCTCCTGAAGTACCAACATACAATGGTAGTTGGGGTGGATATAAAATTAAAGATTATGTAGGAAGTAAATTTGGAATGCGAGGTGGAGAACCACATAACGGTGTGGATATAAACATAAAAACAGGTACCCCAATACAATATTTAAAACAAGGTAAAGTTATATTAACCGGAACTAACCCGGAGGGTTGGGGATGGTATATAGTAATTCAAGCAGATGGAGAAAATGACTGCATACTTTTAGGTCACTTATCAGCGGTCAATGTAAAACAAGGAGATATAGTAAACAAAAACGACATTGTTGCAGCCACCGGAGGAATCCAATTTGCCCCAGGTGCTGGTAATTCAAGTGGAGAGCATTTACACTATGAATACCGAATTAAGGTAGCAGAAAATCCACCGTATGGTGTGGAAATTGACCCATTCCCTAATGACAATACATTCCCATATATTCATCCATATATAAAATTATTAGAACCATAACCCATGTACTACCCAAAATCCCAATATATAGGAAACCTATACACTGATGGAGCCCAGTATGTGATTGCTACTAGTGGTGAGTCATACAAAGGATACTACTTCAAAACATTCAACAATGAATTATATACAGGAAAAACACCAGAAGATGGAATACCTCAACTATTGATTGAATCTGATGAACCTGCATCCAATAGTGCTACCTCTATATCTACCACATCCATAACTCAACCACTATATATTTCAATGAGTGGTTTCACATCATATAATAATAACACCCCAGAAATCCGTTACCTCCCCCAATCCAACCCAACACTACCCACACCCGATGACTATAAACAGGGTGTATTTACACGCTATTTTTGCAAGAAAACAAACGAGTTAAAATACATCGAAATCGATCAAAAAACATACTCCAAACTTGCATCCCAATCCAATGACATAGCGTGGGATCTATATATACCTCAATCAATCGATTGGTATATAACGGGCGACATGGAAAAAACATACAACTTAAACAAGTCAATTGTGAACATGATTGAAACGGAGGAAAAATGGTACGGTTTCTCGCAATATTTTAAACAAAACTTTGCAAAATACTTTGCTACTTAACATAGACTTCATACATTTAACCTATGTTTTGGTTAATAGAAGATGTCAGTAAAGTAGAAACGCTATGTAGAATACGCCACAAAAACGTATACGTAGATATACTACCGGTATCCCACACTCATCACGCACAAGAAAACGAAATATGCGCCATATACCTTAAACCCACACAAAACGACAAAGGGTATATATTGCCAGTAAACCACAACGACACGCTCAATTTACCAATTGAGTTAATCCAGAGCGTGTTGGACAGCATTGAAACCATACACGTACACGACAAAAAAGAATTCCTGCACTATTTCACACACAAAAACATTGCGTGTCCGGTTCCAGGCATTCACACACCACTACCACCACACACACCAACACACGAGCACTTTTACCGTTTGTATCCAAACCGAGCAGATGTTAACACAATTATACCAATTGTAAAACACTACGAGTGGTTTGAGCAACGGTTTGCTGCTTTACCCGAAACAAACACCACACACTTCTACAACAAAGCATCCATTGTGTACAACATGCTGGAGAGCAGTGGAATATCAGTTAATACAAGCGATTATATGCGATATTTCCAACGAGACGATGTACAACGTGTCTACACACACTACAATTTAAATACCACAACAACTAGACCATCGAATACATTCGGTGGTATTAGCTTCAATACATTAAACAAAGACAATGGAGAAAGAGAGTGTTTTATTCCGAGTAACGATATATTCATTGAGCTGGATGTCAGTGCTTATCACGTTATTCTTTTATGCCATTTGGTGGGCCATGATTTCGGCGGTGAGGATATTCATCAAAGTTTTGCTACTTTGTATGGGGTGGATTACCAGAGAGCAAAAGAAATAACCTTTCAGCAGCTGTATGGAGGAATTTGGAAACAATACGAAAATTTGGTATATTTCAGCAAAGTAAAAAAATACACTGAACAATTGTGGCAGCAATTCACCACTGAAGGGTATATTGAATGTCCCGTATCGCAATACAGATTTGAGCGTGATAAGATGGATGAAATGAATCCACAAAAACTACTCAACTACGTGTTGCAAAATTTTGAGACAGCAACCAATGTTAAACTAATGTGGAAGATATTCAGAACATTACGCGGCAAAAACACCAAACTCGTATTGTCTGTATACGATTCGTTTTTATTTGATGTAGATGAATCCGAAACAGAGGTCATGCCACAAATACTAGAAATATTTAAACAACACAACCTAAATGTGAAGGTCAAAACGGGCGACACATATAATTTCAAATAAAATCAGTTATGTATCCAAATTTCGAAGAAACTCTGTATATGTATGATACGAGTCATAGCTATGACTATGACTATTTCATGAACACAGAACTTATGATCAACAACAGACTACTATGTACTTTTACCACCCTTGAAACACTCGACGAGTTGATTTCGGGTTTAACCAAAAAGTATTCAATACTATACAACAAAATGTTTGTCCTTCACGTTAAATCAAACAACGAATACGTTGTTACCTACAACATAGACCAAGGAAACGCAACAGACATACCAGAAAACACCATTTTGGTTCACCGCAAGAAAGAACACAATGTGCTATACACAATCAATTCATTGAATGAGTTAATCAAACGATTGAATGGTGGTGTAGTTGACCCGAAATTTCCAATCAACTGGCAACACTACAGAAACAGCATATTGTTAACACAAAACTCGGATTTGAAACAACTTCAAACCCGCATCTACAAAATAATTGAGCTGTAATATTTATAAACATAAACATAAACAACATGAACAAAGAAACACTTAGAATGCAAATGTTGGCGGGTGTAATCACTGAAAGTCAATATAAACAACGATTAAATGAAGGTCGTAACATGGATGAACTTGAAAAATTAGTTGAAAAAAATTTCCAAACCATCAAAGATAATTTCATTAAAAGTGAATTAGAAATTATAGAGGACCTTGAATATGATGATGATAGTGAAAAAGAAGAGGATATTGAATTTTTACATGATCAAATGGACGTTTCAGAAGCTTTTGATTTGATTTTAGCTATTAATGAGAGATCATTGGGGTATGACAATTTAAGAGATGAAGAACAAGTAAAAGGTTTATATGATGATATTTTAAATTATATGTAATACTATTCCAATCCCCCCTTTTAGCTCGTATATTAAATTACGAGCTTTTTTAACCTTACTTGCCTACCAAATAAAGGTTACGTATATTCAAGTTGTAAACAA